ATTTAATAATTGTTTCATACTCTTTCGCCTTTATGTTTATCGATTTTATCTAAAATAATATTTAACAGCTCGTTTTTAATAAATCCAGACATTGAAGCATTTTTAAGTGCTGAGATCATCTGAAATACTATGAAGGGGGTTATGACTGTTTCGCTTAACCAGCCTGTGCCGGTAAATCCTTTTTCAATCATTAAGATAACGGTGAGTATAACTTCCCAGGCAAAAATTGATTTTAGTACCTTAAGGGCTTTATAAGTCTTAAAACCTTCTCTTCTTATACCGGCTATTATTCCGAAAAACCCATCTAACAATAGTACAGCAGCTACAGCTAAGAACTGTTCGGCATTATCCATGGTCAGTTGAAGAAAGTAGGAGCAGAAGAAGCCTACTGTTGCTGTGCTAGCTAATATTAATTTCATATAGGTTGATTTAATCATTACTGTTCTAAAAAATAGTTATCGTATAAATAAAAGCAACCTTAATTCGAATCCAAACTCTTTTCCAGAATGAAAGAGTTTTAAATTCTTCTGTTTTAAATATATCTTCTAATTCTTTGACTTCCATTATAAGCTTATTAACATATCCATAAGCTCCTGCTGTGGGAACATATCTACTTTATCTTTTCTAGTATTGGTATGAGTCCATGTACCTTTTACTTTTCCGTAATAAGCGTCTTCGTTAAATTCAAAGGCATCCGCACCTTTTTCTTTAATTAAAGCAGGCAATCCGGCTCTAACATCAATATTATCTCTTTCAGCAATCCATAAAATCCATAAGCGCATTGCATCAATTTGTGCATCAGAATATCTGTGCCATAAACTGTGTCCTCTAAATGGTTTTGCTAATTTAACGATTTGTGATTCATGAGCCGTAGTACCGGCATAAGTTTTACCGTCAATTATGTATCCAAAATTATTTACCTCTACACCTACAGAATGAGTATGCATATGTTGAGAGCCATTTTTACCTAAGTGCCAGCCGTATCCTCCTTCGGGAAATGCTTGTACCATTACACCGTCATATTTGCCGTCGTTTCCTTTAATTGAAGGACCGCCTAGTACAAATTCTGTGGCTACGGCACCTCTTGAATCTCTACCCCAGTTATCAATTGTCTTAAAGGGATTATGCCATCCTGCTGTATGATGTAAAAAAACATATTCTTTGTTTGTCGGACCAGATTTATACTCACCGGGTGGAAGGAAGTGTCTATTTACGATTAATCCGTTTTCCGTTGTATAAGTTTTTTCCGAATTATCAGTAGTAGCGATACCCATAGCATCCCAAGTGGCAGGACCAACAATACCATCATCATCCAAGCTATTGGCTCGTTGCCATGCTTTAACTGCTGTAGCTGTATCTTTACCGAAGATACCGTCTGCTCCAATCTCAAGGAATTCTTGGAGTTCTTTAACTTCTTTACCACGTGAACCTATTCTTAATATCATTACTCTGTTCCTTTTTTAGCAAATATTTTTGTAATACCGTCGATCCCGAAGGAACCTAGAGTGATTATTACGAAAGAGTTGTAGATAAATTCTTGTACCGGTAGATCTTTTCCTAAGAAGCCGGTTACAATGTCTGCGGTAGCGAATAAAGCCATGATAGCAAAGGAGGCAAAGCCGACAACGTTTTTCTCATTAATAGTATTGTCGTCTTTAAAAATACTTGAAAAGTTCATAAGTTTCTTTTTTATATAGTTTAGCATAGTATAACCGGTTAGTGCAACGTTTAATATAAATAGAGACAGGGGCGGATAACACCCCTGTCTTTCTACATTTTCCTATATTTACCTTACTAAACTACTTCGCAAGCTCCTGCAGCACAAGCTACCTCTCCTGCTAGATCTGTCATATCTTCTACCTCAGTTACTTTAGATAAATCTACCTCAGTTAGAGTCTTCATTAACTCCTCATAGTCTTCTTTAGTACAATCTTCAAAAGGAGCTTGCTGATAGGTATGATCTGAGAATGGTAGTACGGATAATCCATTGTAGTGTTTTCTCTCTCTCCACATCCATTTTGCTACATCTTCCCATTCGTCTTCTTTTACGGAAATTGTTGCTGATACGTTATGGGTATTGTACCCGTTTCTATGTCCAGGTTTGATCCACTCTGTTGAGATCTTCTTAACTCTCTCTAATAAATCTAAAGCATTTTCTGTTCTCAAGATTGCTCCTTCTGGTGCTTTTTGTGGTATAGTTATTACTGCTGTATCGTGGGGTCTGAAGAATTCATCTTCAATCAGGTCTGGATGGTTTTGAGCTAAGTAAGTATAGAGTGATTCGTTCTTACCTACTCTGATTCTTCTTAGGTAATAATCATTATGCCATGCATGTATACCGGAAGAAGTTCCTAGTGTTAAAGAGGTTGTCCCTGCAGGTTTTACTGTTGTTACTCTAGCTGCTTTATTTATTCCAATCATTTCAGCAACCCTTTCATTCTCTTTATTAGCTACTTCTGCAGCTTCAGATGCATCTAAGTTTAATACTTTTCCAGACCCAATACCTGTCATCGATACTCCTATCAAGGCATCTTTTTCAGTAGTTCGTCTCCACACCTCTCTTAAGTAGTGAAAATCTGTATAACCTGCTTGTAATGTTCCTAATAGAGAAGCTGCTTTTACTCTTTCATTTAAATCTTCTTGAGACTCTACATTACTTACATTTACTTCACATAAGTTACAAAATTGATAAGGTCTTAATGCAATCTCGCAGCATGGATTAGTTCCCCAATCTTTACTATTAGTAAAATAAATTCCGGGTTCTCCTGCTCCAGAAGCTTTAATTCTTGTCCATAACTCATCGAAGAAGTCTTTAGTTACTTTTCTTCTTAATAAAGCTGCTGAGTTGTTAGCTCTACCTCTTTGTGGATTTAGTTCCCACCAGTTACCAGATTTAGCAGAGATCATTTCTTCATCGTCTGCAGAGAATAGAGAGATTAAAGCTGCTCTTCTAATTCCTCCAGCTAATACTGCGTCAGCAATATGGCATACTATGTCATGTACTTCGATTGGTTCTAATTTATCGCCGTCTTCTTTAGTATTTAAAATACCTTGTACCTTAACTAGACATTCTTTTAATGGTTGAGGGCCTGGAGCTTTACCTCCTGATGTTACTAGAGCTGCTCCTTTAGGTCTAATATCTGAATAGTCAAATCTTAATGTTGAACCTCCTTTAAAATAAGATTTCATTAATGCTTTAACTGCATCTGCCCAACCTTCAATAGAATCACTTATTAAGAATCTTTTAAATTTAACAGGGTTTGGTTTTCTGATTTCTGGTAGTTTTTCTACGTGGTGTTTCTGTACTGAGAATCCTATACCGGTTCCTCCTAAAAGTAAAAACATAATCTCTCCGAATGTTCTCCAGTCATCAACTGGTGCGAAAGCACAATTATAAATTCGATTAGGACTAATCTCGATCGGCTTGCCTGCAAACTGCATTGACCTCATCGAAGGAAGAATTTTTTTATCATATACAAATTTGTAAGCAGTTTCTATTTCTTCTGATAGATTAGGATATTTTTTAAGGTGCATTTGTTTATTCCTATCTACTAACTCCTCCCAAACCTCTCTTCTATTTAAAGCGGGATCATGTTTTGAATACTTCAGAAAAACTGTAATGTCTGATAAAATTTTTTGATTGATTTCCATTTCGTGATTTATATTTTTATTTTTTAGCGTGTACCTTATACCTATAGTGTTTTTAAAGAAAACTATGTTTTTTATTAGGAAAAGTTGGAAAGTTGGTTAAACTTTTTTGACAATTCTCTCTTGTCAAAACTGTCCATTAAGTTAAATGTTTTAGATCCGTTACCGTTAGGAGATGGGGTTAAATCATCGTAGGTAGGTACGTCAGAAGTTAGTTCTATATGTCCATTATTTGTATCTACTTTCGCTCCAAAAGTCATACCGTCCATACCGTATCTATTCTTCATTATATGTATTCTACCCGTTCCGTTTAGTTTATCTTCTTTCTTTCTAGACAAAGACATACAGAAGTCAGATACCATAATCTTATCGTAGGAACCAGCAGCCTTATCTCCTTCAATAACATCATCTTTTGCTCCCATTCTATTTACTTGAGAAGGTGATATAATCGGTATCTTAAGCTCTTTAGCTAACCCCTTACAGGCTACATAAACATCATCGATTTCATCTTTTCTTTCCGCAAATTTATTTGATGCTGCTTTTAGGTAATCTATATAGTCAATAATTACTAAATCAGGTTTAACTTCTGAATCTACACATTTTTGAAGATGAGCTCTTAATGTAGATACAGATGCCATTTTTGGAGGATACTCTTTTATGATAAGGTTTCCTGTTAAATTTTCTACCATTTCATCTACTCTCTTTCTATGTTCTCCTATATGCTCTATATCTACTCCTGTTAGGTAGCAATCAAACCTCTTCCCTACATAATCTTCACCTAACTCCAATGTATAATAAACTACGTTATACCCCATCCTCACAGCATGAGCTGCCATTGCAACCATAAGCCAGGATTTACCTCCACCAGGGTTTCCAAATACAATTCCTAGATCTCCAGGTCCGAAACCTCCTTGCATTAAGTTATTGATATCCGGCCAGGGTGTTGGTATGGTAGGTCTATAATCTTCTCGATATCTAGTTTCGATATCTTTATTATACTCATGTCCTATATTTCTATCTGTACCTGCTTTTAATGCACTGTCTATAAGGTACCTAATACTATCATACTCTCCAGAATTTAAAAGATCTACAGAGTTTAGTAGAGCTGCTTTAAGTTGTTGGTTCTTACAAAAAGCAGTAAACTCTTCTTCTACGTATTGTAGTTCATCGTCTGAATGTTTATAGGCTTCTTTCAGCTGCTCTTTAATTGAGGTTTGTAATATTTCGTTATCAAGACGTTTAACTTCTATAGTTAATACCTCCATAGATATCACCGTATGATACTTATCCCAGTATTTAGATATTTCATTTATAATCCACTTATGGGCAGGATTAGGAAAATGTTCATCCGTCAATACATCGTGTATGTTTTGTAGGAATTGTTTCCTAGTTAGTAATGCACCTAAAGCTTTTACTTGAAATGCTGGTCCGTAATCGGTTAGTGATTTTAAGGTCATGTAACTTTTATTTATAACTGTTTAATTTTACTTTAATATACGATCTTATTTATAAGTTCCCAACTTAAAAAAAGTATCTGTAACCCAATTTTCGATATTCTTTATAAAGTGAGCTACTCCGTCTTGTTCATACATTTCTAAAAACTCTTTTTTATAAAACGGGTTATTGCTTTCTCTTACTAGATCTTCTATATAGTTGATTTGACGATCATCTAATATAGGGTTTTTTAAATCCATTAACTTATAAGAGTTTCTAAGATTATCTTGTTCGTGTAATATCTTAGCGAATACTTTATGGGTTGTTAATTTAGCTTCTGCTATTTCAAAGATTTCATCTAAATCTAAAGAATGATGAATTAATTCTGGAAAGTGTTTTAGTAGTGTTTTTGGACCTAGTCCCCGTATTCCGTTAATCTTATCTGATTTATCTCCTAGTAAGGTTTTATATATAATAAAGTTGTCTGAATGTATTCCGTATTCTTGAGCTACTTCTTTTGCTTTATAAAATTTCTTACTGATGGGTCTGTATACGGTTATTTTAGGATTAGCGAGTTGTAGGTAGTCTTTATCAGAGGATACTATAATCACATCTGAATTTCTTTCTTTAGATAGTTTAGTTGCTAGGTATGCAATCATATCGTCTGCTTCTGCTTTATCGATCATACCGATCTTTACGGGTAAGCACTGTAAATAGTGTATTAGACGTGTTATCTGGTCTACTTTAGATTCTCCTTCTTCTTCAATACTATCATAGGTGTCCCAGTTAGTTATACGGTTTATACCTCTATTAGACTTATATTCCGGTAATAAATTCTTTCTATTAGTAGAAGATCCTTGCCCATCAAATATAACATATACTCCTGTAGGTTGAGTTAGCTGTATTAGCGAGCCAAGTGATCTAAGAAACCCTGCCATTCCTCCTATAGGTACTCCGTCTTTGTTCATAAAATTAATTGTTGCAAAGTTTCTGAAGAATAGGTTGAGGCCGTCTATGAGAAGTACTCTTGAATGGAAGTTTTTACTATCTTCCTCTACGGGCTTAGTTTCGTTTTCTGTAATGTTTGCTAGAAGTGCTCTTAGATCTTGTGACATAATATATACTCTTTAATATACGAAAAAACCCCTGCAAATGCAAGGGCTTTCTTAACTTATATTAAATTAAATTAGGTTTATGTTTCTGTTTCAAACATATCTGGTGAGGTGTTTTCTGGTTTCTCTTCTACTATTTCAAAGTCCCCTCCTCCGAGAATCCTTTCCCAGTTAGATTGGTTAGCAGCTTTATACTTCTTTAAAGCTCCATCTTCATCCATAATAAATCCATGAGGAGTCATAATAATCTTTCCTCTAGTTGTTATTCCGTTAATGTGGTTTTTATCGATTTGAAGATTAGTACGTTTAGCAAATTCAATCTGCTTTCCACTCTTAACTGCTTTAATTTTAGAAGTTCCAGCATTAGATATATTACCGAATGTAATAATAAAGGTTGCATCATACCACATAGTTTTACCTCCTTTATTTTCTAATTTAGGCATTCCCATCGGTGATTCAGGTTTTGCAGTCCATACTTTATTCACTACAACTAAAGAGTTTGTATAAGGAGAAGATTCTTTTCTCGACATTACAATTCTCTGATTTACCTGGTTACCGAATTGAGTAGACATTGCACCTGCATTCCATTCGTTATTATTCTTATTAGAACGTACTGAAAGTTCGCAAGGTACTGATCCTACTGAGTCCCATAAGAAGAGTAGATCATAAGGTAATGAACCTTTTTTCTGCTCATCTATTAGATCTAGTATAAAACTAGCTACATCTTCTATAGTATTTATTGTTTCTCGGTCTACATAGATAAAATTACCCCCGTAATCTAAAACTTCTCCAGTATCTTCATCTACAGTTTGCTCTACCTCTAATCCCATCTGGATAGCATGCTCCCAGTTCCATTTCATTTCTGTAATAATGAATACCGGGAGTACGCCTGCCTTCTGTGCAGAGACTGCTGCTTCTAATAACGCTGTTGATTTTCCAGTATCGGAATGTCCTCTTAGCATCGTTATGTGTCCCATTGGTATACCTGGTATAGAGGTTACTTCTTGGAATGCTTTAGATAGAGGAATCCATTTCTGGTCTTTAAACCTAACGTTTTTATTAAGCATTTTGCTTTGTTTGAATTTCTTCAAATCAAAGCCTTTTTTTAACTCAGCAGATACTGCTGCTGATAGTGATTTGTCTTTTGTCTTTGCCATAGTTTATATTAGAAAGGCAAATCATCATCTTCAAATAAACTATCAAACTTGTCTGCTTTAGACTCTACTTTTTTACCTTGATTCTCTAAGGAGAATTTATTAGTTGGAGAAGATGGAGTATCGAATGCTACTGCTGGTTCAGAAGAAATTGTTCCTTCTTCAGCGTCTGGAGCTAGGTATTCGTGTAATACTTTTTTCATATCTTCAAAGCTCATTCTCGTAAATACTTCTTCAGGGTTAGGTTGATCTTCAAGTAGGGTCTTTACGGTGTTGTTATCTTCTGATAGAGGAGTTTGAGCTGTTCTTGCTCTTAAGGTTGTTTTATTATACCCTGTACCTGTTTGAGATGCGTCAAGAGTAGTTAGAGTTAAATCTCTACCTGTTACAATATCTGTAAAGTCTCCGATATCTTCATCCTCTACCATTGAAAGTAGTTCCATGTAGATCTCTTTACCGAAACCCCACAGTTTTACACCTTCTTCTTCTTGACCTCTTACAATGATAGGGAGATACACTCTCATTTTAGGCTCTAGTTTTCTAGCTAATCTCCAATTTTCCTTGTCGTTAGTTTCTCTCAATTGCTTTACAAACTCAACTATCGGATCTTTATCTCCGAAATTAGTAGGAGAGATAATTGGAAACTTGTGAATACCATAATGGAAATACAGTTCAGAGAATGGATTAGATTTATTATATTTTGAAGGTACCACTCTAATTACCTCTTTCCCTACTGTAGGCCTATAATAAATGTTTCTTCTTGTACCTCCTGATGAGGCAGCTTTTTGATTCTGCAAGGCTTGTAGCTTTGCTTTGATTTCATTAACGTTCATACTTTTAAAATAACTTTTTTTAATCTTTTAATGACTATAATATAATAGGTATGTTGCAGAG